GCTGTTTTGACGGCTTCTTTTTGAGCTGTCTCGAGCGATGATATGAGCGCTTTGTTTGCTTCGACTGCTGAATCAGTTGAGCCGAAATCGATAATCGGAGACGCTGAAGGTGACAGCGCTTCAGCTTGCTTCTCTCTGAAGATGTCGAGCTGATCGTTCGCCGCCGCGATTGCTGATCTCAGATAATAAGCATCGGGTGATTTTCCTTCACCTGTTGCAATGAGATCATCAAGCTCGACTTGTAGTTCTTGAACCTCGTCATTCAGACGCAAGATTGAATCTGTCGCCGACTCTACAAAACCGTAATCAATGCCGAGATATTTCTTGCCTAGAACGCCAAGCCAATGATCGAACTGAATGATTTCAGTGATTGCGTTTGCGAGAACTTCGACCGTCGCGAATACGCCTGTCGCCAGAGTTTGAAACGCGTCTTTTACTTCATTGCTATTCAATGTCGTTGTCAGATCATTGATTGAGTCGATGACTTCGCCTGTTGAGCCTTTGTCGCCTTCAAGTAGATCGCCGAATGTGTTTTGAAGCGATTTAATTGCACCGCCTAAAGTGTTTTTAGCCGCCGCCGCACTTCCTCCGAATTGAGCTTCGAGTTCTGTCAAGATGACGTCTTGAGCTTTTGCGAGTTCGTTCGTTTCGAGAAAGCCTTTGACGAGATCTTTCTGAACATCAGTGAACGTGATACCTGAACGACTCAAAGCTGACATTCCTGTCGCTGGATCATTCAACGCCTTGCCGACTTGAATCGCCGCGCTTTTCAGATCCGTTCCCATCGCTGTCGCAACATCTAAAACAGATAATTGAGCGCGCTTGAATACTTCGCCGCCTATCTGTCTGAATGTGAGAAGCAAGCCTTCACTCGCAATGATAGCTTCATCACCGTATGTCGTGAGATTTTGAAGCTCCGAAGCGTATGACTGAAGACTTTTCGACAACTCTTCAGTGTAGTTTCCCGTCGATTTGAGTGTCGCTTCAAGTTGAGCTGTTGCTTGTTCTTGAGCGATGGTGTTTTTGATGACTGCTGAGAATGTTTTCGCGACTGTGGCGGCAATCAAAACAGTTCCGAAGACTTTACCGAGACTGATCGCTTTCTTTTCTGCTTTGTCAGCGGCTTTGCCGAGCTTTTTTATCTCTTCAGTGCTTTTCTTGACTTGCTTTGAGTCAACTTTGATAAAAAGTGATGCAATACTGGTCATTTTTTAGCCACTCCTTTCATGAAGCTCATTAATTCACCGATTCTTTTTCGCTCTTTGTCGTCTTCTTCTCGCTGAATGTCGTTTGCATCTTTGAGCATAAAGTCGGCAGGTTTCAACATTTTTTCTTTTTTGCTGATATGAACATTTGCAATTGTCGAAGCTATCAAACCCGCGTGAATATTGTCTCGCTCCGCCCCGTATGGTTCGAGAGCGAAATATTCCATCGCTTCTGAAAATAGCGAGCTTGACATTGTCTGTTCTAGCTCATAAATAGGCGTCCCCCATGCAATCGATAACTTCCAAAGAAAGCGCCTGTCATAGTCATCGATTAGCGCTTTTTTTTGCTATCGTTACCTATACCCGACAATCGCATGGCTTCAGTGAATAACGTCAATAAAACATCGCTCTTTATTTCACATAAAGCGTCAACGTCATCATCATTGAAAAGCTCACAACTCATGATCACAACTTTCGCTCGAGAGACGTCATCACTAGCATCGCCCAGATCTTTCAAACTGAGTCGCTGTTTCAATGTTAATTCACGAAGCTCAACATTACCGAAGCCCTCAACAGACACGACGCCTGTTGAGAGTTCAGTCGCTTTAAAAAAGTCTGTTTTCTTAGTCATTAAGTAAGAACATCAACAACAGCGCCAGAGATCTTGAAACGTGCTGACAATTTATGTTGCTCTGTCAATGATGTTTCTCGACCCCATTCAAGCGGTGTCAACGTGAACGAGCTTGTCAGAATATTCGTTCCATCAGTGATGATCATTTCATAATTACGATTGTCGCCGTTGTTAATATCATCGATCACGCCTTGTTGTTCAGCATCACCGAGTATCAAGTTCCATGAGAGATCAACCTCTTTACCTTCGGCGAATTGTTCGGCGATATATTCCTTATCCGTCGAGTCATAATTTGTGACTTCAATTGTGTTTTTTGTGCCGCCCAAAACTGGCGCGATTAATAGTTCAGGAACGACAGTGAATATCTCAGTCCCGCCGCCGTCGCCTCGTTTTAATGTGATTCCACCTGTGAATGCCACTGTCATTTTAAAGCCCTCTTTTAAAGATTATTATTGCGCCTGAGTGAAAGATCGATACTCAATCGTCAATCCAACGATATGATATACCGTATCACGAAAACCCACTGTCCGCGATACCTTGCTGATTCTCACTTTGACGCCGTTCTGAGTGAGAACTGTTCCTCTTTTAAAATGTGTTGCTACTTGATCGAGAAGATCGAGCGCTTCACCTTTCCCCGTGTCATATTTTGTGATTGCTTCGACGCTATAGATACCAATATGATCATCACTTGCATCGTCTGACACGCCTGTCGGTTCTGTGTCGGCTGGAATAACAGTCGCTCTGAGAAAAGCTGTCTCAGTGTCGGGAGTATATTCTCGATTTTCCCATGCGACGGGCAAGCCTAAAGTCTGAAGATGTGCTTCAAGTGCGGCAGAAATATCAACAAATACAGTCATTTTATTTTTCTCGCTTGTTGTTCGACGATTCGCTTGAATTCAGCGATCGTTACTCGCACCATTCCGAGAGGCGCTTTTACTGAAGAGTGACCGTATTCTATTGCTTCAGCATACTCGAGATTGTTTGCAATATAGATCGCGTCTCCCGCTTTCGCGCCTGATGTTTTTGCAATCTCAGCGAAAGTCGTGTCTGTGTTCGGTACTTCACCGACGGGAAGCAAGTTCAATCCCATTTGCCAATTGTTTTGAAGACGAGACGTATCGACAGGCGTTCGCTTGACGATCTTTGTGTACATCGAAAGAGCCGTTCCTCTCAGTAATTTACCGAGATCGACGTTTGTCTTCTTCGCATATTTCTCAATATCTACACTGAAGCTCATACAATATGACCTCGCCGTTGGGTGATAATTCTTTGACGTTGATGACTCTGAAATCACCTTGAACAGTTTTGATGACATCGCCGACGATAACAATATTCACTGACTCGATTAAGACTTTGACGTCACCTTGTTTGACGACACCAGACGCGATCAAACTGTCATTATAATTCAGAGTCAAAGCGTTCGACGTTGCGATTGTTTTTGTGCCTGTTGCATCTTTACCCGAGACAGGATCGAACGCGCCTTTCTTATGACGAACAATCTGAACGAGTTGTCCCGCTTTTGCGATTGACTTCGACGCGCCGCTGATTGTCTTCGAATATTTAGCCATTTCTTATGCTCGACTCAGATTCAGATATCCGACGCTCGACTTGATTAATTTTCGAGCAACTTGTTCAATCGCTTGATATGTTTCATGTGTTGAGTCATCAGCATAGACAGTCGTCAAAACATCGACTTTCTCTGACTTGACGACACGCTCTAACACGCCAGACGGATCGATTCCTTTATCGATTGAGATCGCGACTTCGAATTGAAGCGTTTTCAGCTCTGAAGGAATTTCGTCAACATCAATGAGAAAACCATCAATCGACATGTTGACTCTCGGGAATTGCATTGACTGATCTTTTGTATATTTGTTCCCATTGTATGAAAGCGTCTCAATATAGCGACTTGATTGAATCATCAGCTCAATTTCATCGCCTTCGAGTTTGTAGCCAATTTCATCAATATAAGTCAGAAACTCAGCGTCAGTCGAATAACTATTCGAGTTCGCAACTTGTGAACCATCTTCGACAATTAACGGCATGATTATTTACCTCGATCTTGAGTGACTACATATTCACCCTCTGCGAATGTGATTAATTCACTATTCTCGTCAAGCGCTTCAGTGTCATAGAAATGTTTGCCTATATCAAGCGTTCCCGCTGGAGTATAGCCGACGCGACCATCTGAGCCGTCTGTCACTAGCGAACCCGACATAACTTCCTCTAGTGTCGTCGCGTCAGGCGGCGCTTTGATTGAAGTGATTGTCAGCTTGAATATTGTCCAAGCGCTAATATCAACAACAGATCCCGCCTTATCTTTTACCAAAAAGATATGACGTCGCGTGTCGCCTCTTGTTTTTTCAATATCAATCTCTGTCGCCATTAGCAGACCTCCACTTCGATTTCTGGTTCAAGTGCTGTCTCGAGATCTGACTCCAGTTCGATCTCGATTTCTGTCTCGAGTTCTACTTCAAGATCCGACATGAGTGCAACCTCCAACTCTTCAAATATTTGAATAAAAACATCACCGCCAGCGCCCGACTGATTGTGAAGATGATCCCACCAATTATTTCCCGCTTGAACTGGAAGATCACTATTGCTCGTCGTAGTTTCCCATAGCGTCGCCATTATGGAAAACTCTCTGTTCCTAGAATCGTATCTCGACTCAAATTCGCGATATCTGTTTTGTCTTGAGCTGTTACACCCGAGCCGCTTGTCACAACTTGCAAGCCCGCCGAATTACTCGGAACAACAGAGACGCCCGTATAATTCAGCACGTCGACGATGTTATTATTTGACCCGATTAAATCGACACGTTCAACAGAGCCAGAAAACTCGACTGTATACCCGTTTATGATTTTATCGAAAGGAGCGTAATCTACCCCCGCGAAATCGAAACGAGTGTTCGAATGTTCGAGCGTCTGAACAGCCCAAAGACCTTCAGTGAAATCACTCTCTAATCGTCGAAGCTCGATTCTGAAAACATTAAGATCAAGTCTATAATGATTCCCAGAAACGAGCGTCAAGTCTGATGTAGGAACTGAGACAACCTTCGTTATCCAGTTTACCGAATAAGACATTTTTAACTCTCATCGTCTAACACAACAGTTAACGTCAAACCCGCTGTTCCGATTGTGCCTGAAATAAGAACGGGCTTGTCAGGATTTGCAGGATCGCCATGACGAACCCAACCGACGACATCGATGTCAGAGGTATAGATCAATGAATTACTAATTGCTTTCGTCGTACCACCGCCCACCGCTGAAGCATAAAGAAGCGCGATGAACACGGGATCGCCTGATGTGTAATTTTTATCAAGACCACCAGCATGATCAGTGATGTCTAGCGTATAAGTTGAGCCTGACCAGCTCGAATAATGATAGAACTCGTATGAAACTCCGCCGCCTGTTGTGTCAAGCACTCCGAACCAGCCGTCTTGAGGCGTGTCTGAAGCGATTGCAGTTGTGACAACGAAGTCAGGATCGCTCGACGAGTTGCCCGCGCCGACCGTGTTTGTTGTGTAGTCTGGAGCATTTAAAACAGCATCTTTTTCAGCAAGGAATACATGAGGATCATCACCCGCAAGACCTGTCTCGACAGTGATGATGATATTCACATTATTAGGCGGCGATAAAGTGTTGCCGTCTAAATCTTTAACCGAGTCAGCATTTGTCAATTCACCCGATGCGAAACCGATACCGAAAGCACCGATCCACGCGCCCGTAAACTGACCTAAATGAGTAGGGAAAGTCGACAGCTTCACTGATACGCCTGAGACGACACCTGTCGCACCGCCGCCGCCTGTGATTGTCGATGCCGCTTCGGGGAAAACACCTGTGTCAAGATGCAATAACAATCGAGCCGTACTGCCACCAGTGAGCGTGTCAGCCGCCATCAAGTGACCCGTTCCCGCTGTTGCACCCGCACCCCATGACAGAGTTTCATTTTGAACCCAAGTTCCTGAGCCTGATGCGATTGTGTTGTCATAGACTCGACCTGTCCATAAATCACCATCGACACCGAACAGCGTATCTGATGAACCTCGAACTAGAATCGCTTTCACATATTCATATAATGCTTTTTTGCTAGTCTGTGGAGAATACGACCATTCACCCATGAAGGCTTTGTCACCGTTGCCGTCAATATCAATCAGATTGTAACCTTCTGATTTTGTGATGCCGTATGCTTGAACAGTTCCGAGAACTGATGTGTTCTGTGGATCTGCTGATGTGTTGATCGCCGCTACTGACTCACCCAAACCGAGAGTCGTTTCCCAGATAGCGTTCGTGTCTTGCCATTCGTGAGCTTTTACGACAACAAGCGAGTTATCAATCTCTGAACCGCCCGTCATTGTTTTAACTAAGATTCTGAGAAGCGTGTTGCTGTCTGTTTGATTTTTACCTGTTGACCAATGCGACGTTAATGTCACGGCATTTTGAACAACCTGAAGCTCTGTTCCCGCGACAGCTTGACCCAGCACTTTCAAACCGTAATATTTATCTTCTGAACCACTTGCACCTTGAACGATTGAGCCGCCGAATAAATAACTCGCGACCGTGTCATCAATTAGATAATTGGTTGAAAAATCAGTCGTATGATCTAACAATGAAATAATCGTTCCGAGCGCTTCTGATGTCGACGGGTTCGGTTTCGATAGATTCAGCTCGTCATCGCCTGAGATCGTGAAATCCCAAACGATCTTTTGTAAAGCTCGATGCAACCACCAAACATGATAAGTATGAGAACCCGCGACGTATGTTATCCCGCCAGCCGCCGCGACTTTGAATTGCGTCAGAAAAGCTGTGACTGCTGTGTTCGCGTCTGCATTTCGATCATAAATAGTCATTGTTTAAACCTCTTTATTCGTTCGGTAATAAGCGAACGGTAACTGAAAAACCTGCTGTTGTATATTGCCCGCTGATATTTTTCTGAGTGTAATCAGGTGGAGTGAGATTCTGTTCTCTCGCCCAACCAAGAACATCAGTGTCAGAATCATAAGGGATTGACGCTGTGATGACGCCTGATGCGTTTACTTGTCCATTGATAAGCTCTGACTTGTCTGACTTTCTACCGAGCCACACTCGAGCTGTGGATATCGGCAAACCAGTTTCATCATCAAGCACTGTCACCGTCAAATTAATCAATCCAGCGACAACGGTTGTTGTTGCTCCAGCACCATTTCGAACAGACGGAGAATTCGCACCATTGACGACTTGAATCTCGAGCGCTTTTCCTGAATTGTTATAGATTGCCGCGTCGAGAGAACCTGAGTTCGGGACTAGATTGTCCCCTACTGTACCCGCATAACCTGAGAGCGTATTCCCGTCCCATTGAACGGGTGTTGTGTGATTACTCGTCAGCTCAACAGCATGACCGACATTGCTTGAAATGAAGTGACTGTCAGTGATGTCTTCGACGTCATCAGAAAGAATCGCCGCGACACCTGTGCCAACGGCTGAATTATCGATTGTTGCTCGCTCGATTATTGCCCCGTCTTGTATTATTTGATCCGAGTCAATGACGATCCAATCTCTCGCCGTGACTGCTGATGTCAGTGTGATTTTTGCAAAGTTAGTAAAGGTTAGATTGACGAGTATTGATGTTCCAGCAACGCCAATCGCCTTGAAAACTGGTCGAGTATCAATAAGAGCTGTCGAGCCTAGTCCTGTTAATGTTTTGTTTTGAATAGCTATTATCGCCGAGACACTATTCAAATCAAGTAAAAAACCTGACCACTCAGCCGCAAACAAACCATCAGGAAAAAGCCACGAATCGCGAGTCGCGTCGTTCATGGTTATCGCCGCCGATGAACCTGCATTTCTAGCAATGAATAGCGTTCCGAATATATTATAAACGCCCGCCGCCGCCTGTGTTGCATAACCGAATCTGTTCGTTGTAATACCTTCATCATGATCAACAAAGTCTTTTAATACGCCGCCTGTGTGAAGCTCTAAACCTACGCCCAAATCAATAGCGTCAAGCCCTAGATTTTCTGATTTTGCTGAAGCGCTTGCGAATCGCGCTGTTATCCCGAAATAATCAGTCGATGCTAGTGCTGGAGAACCATTCGTCGAGATAATGTACGCCGCGATATTTGGATCGACAGGTAGAATTATGAACCCGCCTTTCGCTGGATAAAGATCGAGAGGCGTTCCCGCGACATCAGAGCCAGTGACGGGGATTAAGTGATAAGCAGTTGTTGAACTCCCTAGTCTGAGCGTGACGCCTTCAGTCGCATTTAAACCACCGAAATCAGTGACAATAAACTTCATCATCATTGTTCTCGTCGCGGCGGCTGTCATGTCAAACGTCGAGCCATGCGTATAACCGAAGCCCGCTCCGCCAGCGGCGGTCGCTGTTACTTTACGATATACAATGCCTGTGTCTTGATAAAAATAAGCGGCTGGATCATCTGTTGATTCCGCTCCTGCACCACCACCAATCGAGTTTAGATCGTTGTTGTTTGCTAAAGGTGGAGCCATGAGTCGAGAGTTTGTGCTTGAGCTGACAACAGTCATTTTTAACCTGTCACTCTTCGAGTCTCGTCAAGCATCACTTGATTGCCTGTCGACTCTTTATATTTTGAATACTTTTCACATTCAGAGCATTGATTAATCCATTCGCCGTCAGTTTCTTCGACCGCTTCAGGTTTGAAATTCTCGCTCTGACAATAAGGACAGCGATTCGACATCAGCTAACAACAACAGCGTCAACAGTGTCAACCAAGATCTCAGCGAAATCATTTGCATCACCGACGCGATTGAATTGAAGCGCTTGATTTTCTGAAGCCACCTTCTCGATAAATCCGTCAATAATTCCGATGTAAATAGCGGGAGTCGTGTTCTCTATCTTTAATGAATAAGCCATTTTAGGTCGTTCCTGTGTTTTGTTGCATGAACGTGATTTGTTGAATCTGAATCGTACCCTCTTCAGAGTCGTCCCACATTTCCTGATCTTGTTCAGCCCAATGACGAGCATCAGCAAGATCTACAGCATCGAGAACAATGTTTCGACGAAATCTGACCTTGACTTCATATCGATTCAGAGTGACTGAGCCGTTTGCACTTGTGCCAGTGTTTTCTTGAATTAATGATGATGATTGAGCTTGAATCTTTTCTGAATCTTCCATCTGTTCGACGTCGAGTTCAGCCAAGTCTTTCGAGTGATTTGTATTTTGAGCATCAAGTATGATGTCGCGCTTAACTTGCAAGCGAACCGAGTATCGATTTAGATTTGCCATAATTAAACACCTATGAGAATAAGTGAGATGAAATTGACGTCTCTCTCAATTAAGAAAGAGACGTCTTCTTTTCATGTTGCTTAGTTTGTAATCATGAACGCTAAAGGAACATTCTTACGATCAACAACGCGATCCCAAGATGTCGCGGCGGCAAGCTCTGTCAGAGTTGCTGATACCGCGGCAGGAGTGACAGTTGATTGAAATCCCGCTGGGTGTAAAAGCCATGTTTTACGAACCCAAAGAGTCTCAACGCCCGCGCCTTCACCTTGATCTTCGTCCATTTGAACGCCGACAGGATTGACAGGGAAACCTTCACCGTAACCAATAGCGCCAGCACCGAATAAGACAGTCGTATATTTAAAGCCGTCAGTACCGCCAGCAACAACGGGAAGATTATCATCAACGATAATCGGCTTGCCAAGATAAGTCGTCGAAACGACATTCCCTTGAGAATCGCGAATATAATCGATGTCATCATTGATTGCCGCTTGCTTCATCATTTGAGAGTGCATACCAATCGCTGTCACGTCGTCGAACGAGTCGCCTAGTGTGAAGATAGCTTCGATAATATTGTCACGACTCAATTTAGTTTCTGGCAGTTGCAACGCAATCGATTCAGCGGCAACGTCCCAAACCATATCGCCCGAATAGTTTGCTACGTTATCAGCGAGAATACCGTTCATTGATGCGATCAAGCGTTTTTGCCATTGCTTTGTGAAGTATGCGTCGACTCGAGACTTGATGTGTTCCATCGCTAAATCACCAGCGGCTAGTTCAGACGCTAGATTTGAAGCTGACCAACCATTATTGACGAAAGCTTTTCGAGCGATTTGCTCACCTTGAGCGATTTTGTCAGCCAACGCGACATCAGTCGGATCGCCTGTCGAATAGTTAGGCTCGCCCGACGCGTCAAGATCATTCCAGAATGGTAGTTCTGCAATCTTGCCGTCTGCTTGAGCAAGTTGATTCAATAAAGGTGTCTGAGTGACGATGCCCGAGCGAAATAATGCCGATTTTTCGACGCCATTAACAGCGGGTAGATCTTGAAACACAACGACATCGATGATGTCTGAAAGTTGGACTGTAGCCATGAGAATTTCCTCTCGTTATAGTAAAAAAATAAATTATTGACTCTTCAAACGATCGTATTCAGTCGGATCTTTATCTCGTAAAGCTTTTCGTTCTGAACCGTTCATTTCATTGAATTTTTTGACTACGGCACCACCGTTCCCCCCATTGCCACCAGCGCCAGAGGATTGATTTCCTCGCAAGATAGAGCCGTATCGCTCATCAGCTTGGATCTCTTTTTCAAAATCTTCGAGAGTTGTCGTTGTTTCTTTGCCACCAGCGTCGAGAACTGTGACGACTCCGTCTTTTGCCTGTAGGCTACGCCCGATCACATCTGAAAGCAAGCTCACATTATGACCGTCAGCATTACGCGCCGCCATTTCGTTTGCTTTGAGTTTGACGAGATCGGCGTTCGCTTTTTTGTCTTTGACTTCGGCATCAGTTTTCAAATCAGAGACTTCTTGACTCAGTCTGACTGTTTTTTCTTGTTCAGCTTTGAGAAGTGAATCAACGTCGCCGTCTTCTTTTGCTTTTTCAAGACGATCTTTTTCGACTTCTTCTTTGTATTCGTCGAGTCGACGCTTGTGACTTTTTGCGTCGTCCATCAGTGACTCTTGATTTGACTTGAGAGCGTTGAAATCTCGAGTCATTGATTTAGCTGTTTTTTTCATTTCTTCGATTAATTCGAGCGCTTCTTTTAATTCTGACATTTTATTTTCCTCGTTGAATTAAGCTCTCACCAAGAGCCTTTAGTTATAGCGCCACCAGCGCCCTTTTTCAGCTTGAGATCAAGCGT